CTTCTCAGCGCCGCCCCCGCCGAAGCGCATCTTGCGCACGAACGTTTCGTCCTTCAGCAGGTTGTCCAGGTAGGTTTTCACCAGCCCCTCCACCTTCTGCGGCGACGCATTTTCATTCATCGCCGTCAACCGGTCGTTGATATCTTTCACTAATTTCTCAAAACCTTGCGTGTCCATCTTATTTTCCTCCGAATAAATTCATTCTTAGATTGATTTCTTCCAATTGGCTGACCAGTTCCGGATCCACGGATTCAGATTGTGTCGTATCCGGCTCTGCCTTCTCCGCGCTCTTCAGCACGCCCTGGACCAGCTCCACCGCCTGTTCCAGATCCTTCTTGTTCCTGGCGTTCAGCACCGCCCCGGCCCGTCCCTCTCCCATCCCGAGAGAAGGTTCGGGTACGAAGGCCGGTTGTTCTATAACCGCCTCTCCCTCCAGGAACAGCCCGTCGATCTCCATCGGGCAGAGCAGCGCCAGATCCGTCTCCCTCATGTATTCGGGCGGCGTCCGCTCAATCTTCCGGTAGACTTTCTCCAGTTGGTTGTAGATATACTTCCGGTCCTCTTCCTCCAGCGCAGCATACTCGCGGTAGAGAGCCAGCATCGCGCTGGCCACACCGTTCCATAGTGCTGCATCGGAATAAGACTCTTCTTTCGCGGGCTCGAAACTCTTCCCATCGTGGGATTTGCAGTGCGCCCGCGCTGATTCAGTAGTCCAGGTATCCTTGGGATACCGGTAGGCCTGATCGGTTAACGTCGTCTCGCCCTTCAACCTCCCCTGGATCACCGAGTATTTCTTGCCCTCGTGATCGCGCTCGACCCGCACGAATGAGCCGTCTTCAAAATCGCCCGGGTCCCTCAAACGGCAGGCATGCTCGTTGGGATATGGCCTGCCCTGGACCCGTGTCTCTGCGAGCGTACTTTCCGTTCCATGTGTCGCTGCGAGCGCACTTTGCGAAGCAGACTCCTCGAATATCGCCTTCAGCGCCCGGTACTGCCTCTCGATCAGCGCGTCCGGGTCCCCCGGCACCGGCACCCCGCTTATGTCCAGCAGCTCGAACCAGATCTCGGTCTCCTTGGGGATCTCTTTCCCGCACTTCGGGCAGTTTAATCGTGCAAATTTATTGAACATGAGCGTCCACCCCGAGATGCGTGCCTTGCAGCTCGGGCAGTTGGCGTAGTCGTCCCATCCCACGCTTACCGCATTCAGATAGCCGCGCCGGTACTTTCCCTCCACCTGCCTGGCGAATTCGTCCGATGGGTCGAACGTCACCTCGGCGATCAGTTGTTTCCCCTCGATGGTCGGCTGCGCCTTCCCGATCGGCAAATGATTCCCCATATAGTCGTGCACCCAAAGAAACACCGAATTCTTTTTATAATTTTCCAGGTCCCAATGGTCGACCTTCAGGTCCTTGCCGTCCCGCTTCTCCCCCTCCGTCGAAGCTACGAACCGTATCGGTCCGCTGCCGGTCTCGGTTTCCTGAGTCCTCTCACATAGCGCTCGCATGTAGATGGTCATTTTCGTCCTCCTTGCGTAAATCCATAAAAATAATTCCTGATCATTGCGCTTCTTCCTTCAGCACCGCCGTCATCGTGCACCGGCAATTTATGTCCTCGCCCGGCAGCCCGATCTGGCCCGGCGCCGGTCCGCTGCCTTCGCCCACCTCGAAGTCCTCGTCGATCCCGATCGGGTCGTTCTGATATCTCTGATGCGCCTCCACATGCGTCTCCCGCGTGCGCTCGTCCAGCGCTGCCAGCCACGTCTTCCCCGCCACCACCTCCGTTTGCTCCCAGGCCAGCAGCGTCCCGCCGTTGTTCGCCCCGATCACCTCCGTCCGTGCGATCGTCTCCGAGCTGGACTCGATCCTCCCCGCCATCTCCGCCTCCACCCGCTGCGCCAGTTCTGGGATCCCTTCCCCCGCATCCATCCCCTCCTTCAGGCTATTCTTCAGCGCCTCCCAGGTTGTCTCGTTCACCTCCTTGGCGAAGCGCTGCGCCCGCCTCTCAAGGAACCGCACCACGTTCGGTTCCAGCACGTCGAAGGCGATCCCCAGCCCCAGGTCCTCTATCGCCGCCTCCCCGGCTTCCTGCAAGATGGCTTTCAGTTGCGGCCTGCCCTTCACCCTGAACTCTTTGATCCACTGCGCCAGGTTGAACGGCTCGTCGACCACGTCCTCGATGGACCGCCCATTCCCTTGTGCGATCTTGATCCTCTGCTTCAGCCTGGCCAGGATGCTCTCCTTCTGCCGCTCGAATAGATCGATCAGTAGTTTCTTGAACTCGCCTTCCTGCCGGTCCGTCCGCCGCGTGAACCTCTGCCACAGCCTCTCGTGCTCCTGCGACCCGAACTCGATATTTCTGACTCCCCTTCCAGTTTCGGGAAGGGGCTGGGGGTTAGGTTTATTCCATCCTTCCGCCCCTCCCGTCCCCGTCGGCGCAAGCGCAGTCTTCTGCGCAAGTGGCGTCTCATCCTTGATCGGCGCCACCATCAGCGGCGCCCACCAGGCGTCGCCCCATGCCACCTTGTCCATCCCCTTGCTCCCTCGCCACTCGTTGATCGTGATCGCTCCCTGCTGGATCTGCTGGTATTCCCTGGTCCATTGCTCCCCCTCGTCGTCCTGCATCGCCAGCACATGCCTGTATCCCGGCTCGATCAGCTCCACCGCCGTGTTCTTGAACATCGGCAAGAACTGCTCCGTCAGCTCGCTGGCCAGAAAGATGCTTTCCGGCACCATCGCCCGCATCCACAGCGCCCGGTCGCTGGCTTTTACATTCTCATAGGTCCTTTGACCTCCCACCATGTCCAGCGGCACCTTGAACGCCCGGCAGGCTTCCTCTAGCGTCCAGGCCAGCGCCCCCAGGAACTCCGCATCGTGCGGGTTGATCCCCATTGGCTTCATTTCCGCCTCGAACCGCAGCACCCCCCACCGGTGGAACTTGTCCACCCCCTTGAACCGCTTCTCGAGCTGCAGCTCGATCTCCTTGGCCTGGTCCGGCGTCAGTGTGGATCCCGCTTTTGGTGTTACCACCCCACCCATCTGCAGGCCGTTGTCGAAGATGTGCTTGTTGGATTTCGCCGCCGATGTCCCCACGTCCGCCGGTAGTCTCACTGTCGTCATCGGCGACAGCGACCCGAACTCGTCCAGCGGGTTCGGGTATCTCAGCCAGATCACCTCCCCCGGCAGGAATGCGATCGCCTCCGCCCCGTTGATCGGCGTATAGGCGTATCCCTTGATGTAGTCCACCGCGTCTGTGATCACGCTCACCCGGTCCGGCTTCATCCACCAGATCTCCCTCGGCTCACCCTTCCCGTTCGCTCCTCGCTCCACCGCCCAGAAGCACTTCCCCCACAGGCACAGCGAGAGCTCCGTCATCGCCAGCAGCCGGTTCATCGTCCAGAAGTCGTTCACCTTGTGCAGCAGCCTGATCTCCGGACCCTCTTTAACCTCCTCCGGCTTCCCGTTCGCCAGACGGATCGCCTTGAACTCCAGCAGCGCCAGCGCATCCGCCCGGATCGTCGCGCAGGTGTAGATCGCGTTGCTCGTCGTCAGGTAATCGCCCAGCTCGCTCGGCGTATATTTGCTGTCATCGTGCCCGTAATATCGCTCGAACGGGTCCACGACCCCCGCCCCCGCCTTCCACGCCCTCGCCGTTGTGAACGCTATTTTTACTCTCTGCCAGAATTCCGTGACGAAGCTCATCTATTTACCCTAAAAGAATAATTGCCCTTCCAGCGTCCCGCTCGCCAGCTTCCCGAACGCCCCTGCGCTCGCATCCACCTGGTCGTCGAACTTCCCCTTCGGGAATGCCACGTGCTCCTCGATATAGGGTGCATTCCATCCGCCCCTCACCAGCCGGGCGCCTCCCCCCTGGCATAGGCTGGACCATGGCCCCGCCCGCGTTTCCTTGCTGCCGGTAACATCCTCGAAATAGGCCGTTAATCCTTTGTTCGCAAACATCCGGTTCGTCGCCTGTGCCGAATCCTTCCCTGCGCTGCCCGGGTCCTTGAAATGCCAGATCGTTGCCGCAGGACCAGGCCGCTTGGCGTCCTCCTGAGCTGTTGCCAGCATCATCGCGTCCCGATCGCCAGGTGACCATTGGCCGCGTGCAATATGTTCGATAAAAATAATTCCATCTTTCGTCACACTCATCAGCACGCCCGCCGTGTAATCGCCTCCCATCGTCCCCGCCTTGTCCCAGTAGCGCACCCGCTGCCGGATCTCCTCGGGTTTGGGTGGCGCTTCCACGATCGGGAACCAGTCCCGCTGGAAGAAATTCCCCAGCCGTAAATAGGGTCTTTGTTGATAGAGCGCCGACCAGTCGTATTCGCCAATGTTCACCTGGATCCGCTTCAGATCTTCCTCGTTGTATTTCTCCGGCCACAGCGCCTCCCCCGCCTTCCTGCCCAGTTCGTCCTTCTCGTCGATCCATACTCCCTCCAGCATCTGCTCCCGCTGGAACCTCTCGAAGGTTTTCCCCTTGGGGACTTTTTCGTCCTCCCAGATGGCAGGCAGGCATAAGACGGCCCACCGGTCCGCCTTGGGGTCCCCCGCCATCAGCTTCAATAACCTGCCCGACCAGTCGTCCCCGTGCCAGCGAGTGAACATCCCGATCACCGCCGCCCCTTTCTCCAGCCGCGTGTAAGCCGAGCTGGTCCACCACTCCCACAGTCGTTCCCTGTAAGCCTCGCTCTCGGCCTCTTCCCTGTTCTTGATCGGGTCGTCCACCACGAACAGGTG